TCTTCTTCCACTCGGATGCTTCGGATGTCGCTTTGTTCAGACTGCTTTTGAGTCTCTCAATCTCTCCACTGGAATCGGGCAGATCAATCCCAAGAAGAGCATTGACCTTTTCTTCAGCGGACATTCCATCGAATCCTTCAATTGTGCTTACATCGATTTTCATACCTTTTTCTCCTTTGCGATTTTTGTCTTCTCTGACTTCTGCGATTTACGTTTTCTCTAACGTTTGCGTTTTATAGACTTCTCTGTCTTAAAGGACTTCTCCGGAGTCGGACCGGAAAGTGAAAGGTAGAAAGCCCTTCAGCCGTTACCCCGGCAAGTCCAAATAAAAAGAGGCCACCTTCATCGGTGACCCCTGTTGGTCTCTTCTTCCCATCCTATGATGGATCCATGTTCAGTTTTGCTTTGACTTTTCGTTCTATCTCGATCACTACCAGTTTGCCCTGTTCACGTTTCAGTTCAACCACATGTCCGTGCTTTAAGGCTCTCTCGATGATCTCAAGCGTTCTTTGATCTATTTTCATAAGGTATCAGCCAACAACGGCAGAAATAGTGTTTGTCCGGCAGCTTGTCAAACTCATAGATATGACCGTTACGCTCTTCACACTCTGCACAGACTTTATTGTCCAAATGAGCAACCCATTTGACCTTCTTTACACCACGGTCTTTGTACGCCTGTTGGGTCACATAGTCTACGACTTCTATGGCCTTTTGCGTGACTTGCTGATTCAATAAGACTTCCGCTCTTCTCAAGTCGGGAACCTTATTGGCATCTCGGTAGGATTGCGCTATCTCAAAGGTTCTTGCCCTCTTACGCTCCCACTCCGGTTCGTATTGGTATCCAGTCAGAAGGTCATAGTCTTCAAGGAAATCCAGTAGCCAGTCCTCTCCAGGTGGCTTTTTAGGTCCCTCGGCATCTTCGTAGTAGTACTTGGATAGTTTGAGGAACATGGAATACGCTCTCTTGTAAAGATAGTCATATTCTTTCCTAACTACCCCACCGATGCCCTTCTTGGCGTTCTTGATGCGTCTGAATCTCTTTACAAGTACCCTGCGGAACTTCTCCAGTTCCTTATCCATATACTCATACGGATTCAGCCTGTTCAGTTCGTCTATCTTCAGCATCTTCATCCTCTATGGCAAGGGACTTGACTTCGTCCTCGATGAGCGAATCGTGATATCTCTTCGATAGCTTGTACGCCAGTTCCGGGTCCGGGAACATTCCAAACTGGTTGAACAACAGGGAAGGATCTACCCATTCTGTTGCGATCAACGTAGAGAATGCTTCGGCCTTATTGATGAGGTTCTCATAGTTTCTACGGGTGAAATTCGTCTGAATGTCTTCCGCACGAAGATGAGTGCCTCTTGCGTCATTGCAGATGCCACACGCCAATCGAAGGAATCTCTGCTCCGACTTCTTGAACATCGTTTCATCGCCCTGTGCATGGGATTCTGCTTCTTCCCATCCGTCACGGTAGACAACTGCGATACCATTGTCTCCACCGCCAAGGCCACCTGCCCGTCTTCTCGGCAGACCAACGATCTCCATCATCTCATCGTACATGGAATCCAGTAAAGTCTGCGTCTGTTCCTGGTTCAACTCGGAGATGAGATATTTGATATCTCCATCCGGTGGCACTACAATGGCACCCTCTTCACGCAGTGCCTTATAGTCTCCGCTCTCGATATTTACACCCTTGAACATCATCAGAGCCTGGATGAATTGTTCAACACCGTCAACTCGGTTGGATGAAACTCTGCAGATGGCATTCACCAAACTCAAGACAACTTCAAATGCACCTAAATACGCATTGTTGAACTTGTACTCGACAATCGGCTGAATTACTCCGTAGTAGGATTCTTCTTCGACTACTTCACCATCGATGATCTTGTAATACGCATTGTCCGTATAGACATGGTAAACCGCATCACCGTCTTCATCCTCGGAGAAGGTGCAGCACATCTTCTGATTGCGCTTTAATGTCCTGTCATAGACCACAAAGGTGAATCTTGGGTCCGGTGCAGTGATGTACATCGGTGTATCCAAAGGATCGGTGGAATCCTCATACCCTGTGAAACGATATCCTACACCGGCAATGCATATCCACTCCCACAGGGAGATGTCCTCTGTGTGTTTACCGCACTGCTGCATAAAGTCATTGAATCGCAGTAGTTCATCGATGTTGGAGTCGGTCTGTCTGCCGTCCCGGAATGTATACTGGATGGGCTTGCCTAACTCATATCCCGTCTTGAAATTGACGATTCGATACGGATAATTAACCACTGTCTTATTGGTGATCTCGGTGTTGTAGGTCTTCTGCCGTTGCAGAATGTCCATCTTTCCCCGGTATACATCGTAAAGGTACTGGATGTCTTCACGGTTCTTTTCGTGGGTCTCAAGGGCCTCATCAAGGACTTCCGCTACGTTGTCTCTTGTGATCTCTTCCACATCCGTATAGATCACCGACCGTCCAAATGTGATTCTATCGTCTATTTCCAGCACCCCCTTTTAGTTAAGCTGCTTAATAATTAACCACTTAACTAATACCACAAAAAAAATTAATTGTCAACCACTTTTGGAAATAAAGTTTACAATCAAAACGGCCTGTTGATGATCTTGTAAGAACCCCACGGATTCAGATCAAAATCCATGGCCATTGCCAAGGAGTCCGGTGCGTCATCATGGGCCTTTTTTGACCTAAAGAGCGAAAATCCAAATACATTTTGCATGAACATCGTATATTCCTTGTCCCTCAAAGAAGAATCAAGGAACACCATCGTATCTCGGATGTTGGGAGCCATATTCATGATCTTATCATTCTTGGATGTAGGTGCATCAGCTTTGGTGGTAATTGAGATGGTATGGTTGGGATATTGTCTCCTTAATTCCCTCTCAAACTCATCTTTGTATGCTTTGGTCATCTTATTTACGGCGAATTGTATCTGTCTTACACCTGTCTTCACTACGATATCGATCAAATGAGGGATGGTCTTATCCTTTTCACGGTCATCATATACCACCGCAGGGACATAAATCCCCGACTGGGTCTTTACGCACACAGGACCTGCTACAAAGTCACCACCGCCAAAGGCAGGGTCCACCGTCATGAATACTTTCAGCACAGGTTCTTCGGGGAATATGCCATTGTAATATCTGAATCCTTCGGGTGAGAACACAGTTCCCTCTCTCTCGATAGGCTCCTGTTGATACAAGGCAAACCATGATGCCATATCTCCGTTATGCTCATAAGACGCTCTGATACGATGGAATTGCTCGGTAGTGTATCCCACGCCATAATCGTAATTGAAATTGGATTCATCATTCTCATCCAGGGCAGGTAACACCACTACCTTATACTTCCAATTGGCAAAGTTGGGGTCTTCTTCCAGTAATCGCATCCTTCGCCCTGCCGGGTCCATCAAACTCCATCTTGTACCGACCCACAGTCTCTTGGCTTGCCCTTTGGCACGGGTCATCAAGTTGTTATCGACCAAATTCCAGGTGGAATCCAATCGTTGTGGGTTTAAGACTTCCTCGATACCACCGATCAGGTCATCTGTCAGCAACAGATAATTGCAATCACATGCTCCATTCAGCGTACCTCTGATAGAACGTGCCGTCATCGTTGCGTATCGAGTATTCCGTCCGATGTTTATCATCTCTTCCTTGGCATTTGTATGGGCGATATGCGCAGTTGGGAATACACTGTCCCATAAATACGTATCAGAGTCTGTCAATATCTCCATTACGCCATTATAAAACGCTCCTGTGATGGTATCAGAGAACGCAGAATACAGATTCGTCCGCTCCGGCTCTTTACCCATTAGCCACGTCATCAAAAACACACACAAAGTCGTCTTGCCCACGCGTGGCGGCAGCTGAATGAACATCTCATCAATGTCACCATCTATTAACTCCTGGATGGCATCTACCGCCTTCTTCAATATCTTCCTTCTCGGTTGATAGAATCTCTCTTTCGGTGGTCGATTCGACTCCAAATACAACATATACGAATCAAAACAGTCCACCGCATCTAACTTCAACGCACCTTTATATATCTCATACATGAATGACGGCTGAAGAGAAATATTCTTCGCAGCTTCTCTTGACAAGACCTCACACCAGTAGTGATGGTCTTTTTTTGTCATTTCGCCGTTTTTCAGCATCGTATACATGTCTCTGTAAGCACGGATCTCTCCGTCTAACATCGACTTCTCTATTGCTCTTAAATCAGTCATCCCATACCACCGACTGTCTGTACCTTTCCTCGATCTCTTTCTGTGAAGATGCACCTGCCATCAAAGGATCATCCCCTTCAACCTTCTTCACCCTCACTTCATCTGAATGTCCAAAGTGGTTCTTTAACTGGAATATCGTCTGCGCTACATTCGCTTTGTTCCTTAATGAGGCATTCGTCAATATATCTGCCATCATCTCCTGTACGATCCCTATATACTCCGTTGTCGGCGTCCTAGGATTCCTGTCCATCCACTTATACAGTCCGTCCCTCGTCATACCAAAGCCTCTTGAACACAAACCCATCATACTTGGAAAAGTTCCGCTCTTCTCACACGCAAGGAAGTAATCCTCTGTCCTCAATATCACTTCCTCTATGTTCCATAGGTCTACTCTCCCTCGCTCCATGATCTTGCTTAACGCTTCTCTCGCTACCGCTATCTCACTCCCTACCTTCTCCTCGCTTACTATCTCCCCCTTCTTGTCCTTATACTTCCTCACCTTATATCGGTCTTCCCTCTGCTCTTCATGCAGTTCCAATGCCATACTCTCTACATCTTTGATCTTGTTCATCGTCTCTCTCCTTCGCCCTAAAGGGGTCTTCTTTGTTTTTGTCGCTATTTTTGGGGGTATCCACCGCTGCCCAATTTTGCCCTGGACCCTGCCGGGGGGTCTGAAACTATTCGTCAAATACGGCTTATACGAATAGTTGCAAGCCTTGCCCATTCCGTAATATTTGCGGTGATACTACCACATAACCGTAACAAGTTGGATATATCCCCGTGATTTTAGATACTACCACCATAATTTTTAGCGTCTGTTATCGTATCCACCATAATTATTGCGCTTGCTATCTTTATCTCTTGCCCTGGAAACTGTCACCCAGTCAGCATTTTATCACCGTTTTTAGTAAAATAACCATAGTTTTACTTGCATTTTATAGCCTGGTAGCGGATAAGTCAAGGGTTTGAAATCGTGTATAGATCCGGGTAGGGATAGCCTTTTAACGTTTATTCATAGATAGTTATTAGCTGTTTACCCTTTAATCAGAGTAAAGCTATTAGAAACAAGCCCTTGCAATGGATCCAGGGAAACAAGTTGACGGACTGGGAATAATAGCAAGCGTTGCCTTATATGAACATAGTAATAATAGATAAGTTTACCATCTTTCCCTTTTCCCTTGTTTCCTTTTGTGCGATCCGCACCACAACCAAAGACAAGCAATGAAATCATTCCAGGACCCGCTACAACGTGATTTAAGACCCGTGTACATTCCTTATATATAAATATACCTTGCAAGCTTTCAAGCCTATTGTATGCCCTTTTAAACGCTTTTAATCATGCCCTTGCAATCTATGCCGGAATAGTTGCAAGCCGTTGTACTTGTACACTTGTACAATATGCACAATATTTTTGCTTTAACTTTGTACATATGTACCTGTACATTTTTATTGACTTTACACTTGTACGGGTGTATACTATAGACAATCAAAAGAACATTGACAATTAAACAACCCCCAACCCTGGAAACTCCATCATGCATTCAGCGTGAGCCGTGACAATGGGTCGTAAAAGCCAAGCTTGCTTGGTGGGGCGGGAGAAACGAAACCAAGCCCCATGACAACATGGTACGATCTGCAAAGGTCGGCTCGTTCGATTCGAGCGTGGGGATTAGGGACACGATCCAACCAGGGTGGCTGCCGACTTGCTCCGGCTCCCTTGGTTCAATGGTGAGTGGAACCCACCAACAGAAAAGGAGATCAACAGTTATGATGTGGCATGAGTTTGAACAGATCGCAGGGTATGAGGTAAGCTTCGAGTCTTACAACAACATCATCGAGCCAATGTACATGGCCATCTGCGACCAGGTAGCAACCAAGCAAGATTTCGTTAAGATGCTTGACAAGAAGGCGTTCGCTCTTCCTTCTCCGGCTTCTCTTCTGCGAGAGGTCAAGAAAGAAGCAAACCATCTTTTCGATATCTGCGGTCATTACACAGACTACGAAAGCGAGCAACGCATGGAGAAAGCAGCGAAGGCTTACGCAAAACGAAAGTACGGTTTTGACTGGGCAAACGATATGCAAGTGTTTGTCTACTTCAATCGTGAATATGAATACCCGGAAATCAAGCGCGGTTGCACCTATCCCGTAGAATTGGTAATCGGTCGAGGTGATCGAGAGTTCGAGCGGGTAACCCTTATCAAGTGACAAGAGGAATCAAGCCGGGGTTCGATACCCTGGGTCACTTCTTCCCCACATGGGGACAAGACAAACCACCCAAAGAAAGGAAAACAACAATGGAGCGCTACAACTACTATGAAGCAATGGAAAACGATGTAATGGACGCTATGGAGAACTACAAAGCCGGAGAATATGACCGGGACGAGTTGGAAAGCCTCATGAATGACGAACTGTGGGTCGATGATTCTGTAACGGGTAACGCTTCGGGCTCCTACTGGTTCAGCACCTGGAAAGCCGAAGAAGCCATCGCCCACAATTGGGACTTGCTCGCAGAAGCATATAGCGAGTTTGGATACCAGGAAATCGACCTTGATAACTTCAGCCCGGAGACCGCAGATGTAACAATTCGTTGCTACCTTCTGCCCCAGATCATCGCCCAGGTTTTGGACACGGTCGAGAACACCAAGCCGGATTTCTTCAAGGCTTGAGACCGTCTACCGCATGAGAGGATCACGCCCGGATCGCTACCGGGATGCGGTTTTCTGCTTCTCATGAAGCGAAAAAACAAAATGAAAGAGGTACAAACAATGTTTAACTATTACGGAAAGTATGCAACAACGTACAACCAGGAAACAAAAGAATTTACCTATATCAACTATCTTTTAGCAATGGACGGGCCAGGCAAAATGGTTATCAAGTGGGACACGGAAAACGGAACCGATTATAAAATTGTTCGTGTTCGCGACTTGCAGTCCGTTGCCTGGAAACTAACAAAAACCGGGATATCGTGCGAAAGTGTGCCGGACCTGTTCAAACTGTTTAACGACTTTTCTGCTTTTGCCGATAAAACTTTTGCCCACTTTGCCGGGCTGAAATAACACGTTCTGCACCCTGTAAAGAGGATTTGCCCCGGATCGTTACCGGGTACAGGGTTTTCTGCGATCCATACCGGGGCGGTGCCGTTTTAAACCGCTACCCCGGCCCCTGGAAAGCTGAAACAAAATCAATCAGAAAGAGGTAAAACACAATGACGAACGAACAAATCATTTTTTCTGCTGAACAGAACCTTGCAAAAGACGGTTTGCTAAAGTATACAGGCCGTGTTCTGCAATTCCAGGATGTTTCCGGTAGTATCGTAGAATTTAAGGAAACGGAACAGATACACACTTTCCAGTATTGGAAAGCAAACGGATACAAGGTCCGCAAGGGTGAAAAAGCCGTTGCCCGTTTTGCGATATGGAAACGGACCGCCGGAAAGGAAACGAAAACCCCGGAAGGTGAACCGCTTATTATCCCGGCAAAAATGTTTCTAAAAGAATCGTGTTTCTTTTCTGCTTCCCAGGTCGAAAAAATCACCGCATAAAAGCAATTGCCCGGTGCAATTCCGGGAATGCGGTTTCTGCCAATATGGCAAATAAAATGAAAAGAGGTTTCTGCCATGTTTGAACGCTTGAAACTTGCGAAAAGGATCACTGATTGGTATTTCGTCTTTGATCCGTACAACGGCTGCCCATTTGATGAGGCCTGGAAGGGTACTGTTCTGCAATTGGTCGATGATCCCCGGAAGGTTTCTGCCATGATCTCCGATTGCATGAAAGAACTTGATGACCCGGACCGCTACGGCTGGCTGATCAAAGAAGGGAACGCCCTTCTGCAAATCCTTGTTTGATGGTTCCAACGGTCCGCAAGGGCTGCCGGGGTCCGATTCCCCGGAAAGCATTTTCTGCCCTTTAAGGGTAAATTTAAGAAAAGAGGTTTTCTGTTATGACCTATCACTACACCACTCCACGGATAGAGGCCGGGGTCCTGGAATGCGATCTGATGGAATCCACCCATGCAATGATTGCAGGTGCGTCCGGTTCCGGTAAATCTGTTCTTCTGCGCCGTTGCATCGTGTACGCATGTGCAAAGGGTTACCGCTTGGCCCTCATCGATCCCAAAGGTCGTGAGTTGCTCCGCTATAAGAATTGCGTCAATACTTGGGGCTATGCGGAATATGAAGACGAAATCGTTGCCCTTCTGCGGTCCCTGGTTGATGAGATGGAAAAACGCTTGCATGGTATCCCGGACCCGTTCCAGTCCACATACATCGGTGAGCATATTTGGGTGTGCATCGATGAATATGCTGATTTGATGTGTTCTGCATCCCGGAAAGAAATCAAGACCCTTGTACAGAGACTTGCACAAAAGGGCCGTGCTGCTCTGATTCATGTGCTTGTTTGCACACAGAGACCGACCGCCGATATTATCGATGGTGCGATCAAAGTCAATATCACCACTCGGTGCGCACTGCACGTACCGACCGCACAGGATTCCAGGAACATCATCAATTACAGTGGTGCTGAACTTCTGCCGATGCATGGCAAAGCCTACCTTCTGCACGATTCCGGTGCAATCGAATTGTACAACACACCGATGATTGATGAGGAACAGGAAAGACGGGTAGTCTACTACATGGAAGAAAAAGAGCGTGAAAGACAAGCTTTTCTGCGGTCACAGAGACCTACAGAGAAAAAGGGCTTTTGGAAAAGGCTTTTCGGATAATTCAAACCACCTGTCCTACCGGGTATACGGGGTAGAAAGAGTTAAACAATGAAATACTTTGTAGACCTTCACAACGATAATACCTTCGATCTTGTTTCTATCGAAGACAGAGAAACCGTATTTACTGGAAATTTGGATGACATTGGCATCGAAGAAAATGACGAACAGTTTTCTAACAAGCTGGATGATTTCTTTGAAACCCTGGGCATCAAACCCAACGAATGGGAAATCGGATAAAACGGAGAAGGAGAATAAAACCATGAAAAGACAAGTTGCTACAATGACCCACAACGGAACGTGGAAAGTGATCTACGATGATTCTGTAAAGTTAAACCCATACCGCATCGTCCTGGTGCAGAGCGGTTATAACAAGTTAGGTGTATGGGCAAAGATGCAGAAGACGGTTGCGAGGTTCGCAGACCTTGCAAGTTGTATGTACTATCTGTATGTAAGCACCATGTAACCGTTCTAATGCCCCTAAAATCGGTTCTGCCCCTTTGGATGGTCAATTACTCAAACGACCGTCCTGGGGCCTTAAAGCGAAAAATAGAAAGGATCATAATCATGTCTACAAAAACAATCATTTACCGTTTCTGCCTTGCTAAAGAGGACCACAAGACCAAAGAACAGAGAATGCTCAAGAAGACCCTTAAAAAGCGTTTTAAAGCTGCCCTAAAAGCTTTGGATACATCTACCCTGGATACACAGGAAAAAGTCTTAAAGGCCCTTTTAGAGGCTTGACAAGCATGGTATAATCGTACACAAGGAAAGAGAGGTAGATGTACATGGCTATTAGTGAAGCAAGGAAAAGAGCGAACGCAAAGTATAACGCAAAAGCTTACAAACGTGTTCCACTGGATGTCCGCAAGGAAGACTACGAGGTTATCAAAGTGATTGCCGATCATCTCGGTGAGAGCGTAAACGGCTTTATCAAACAAGCAATCAAAGAAAGACTTGCACGGGTCCAAAAGGAAGAGACCAAACTGGATGAATTGAATTTCTCCATGAATGAAGAATAAACACAGGACCACCAATTAGGTGGTCTTTTCTTTTTGCCTCAAATTTCCGTTCTTCCGATCTCGGTGGCATATTTATACCCACACACGATTAGAATCGTTTTTAGCTTGTTTTCTCTCGATATTTTACTGATGCACGTAGCAAAGGAATGCCATTCTGCGTTGCGTAGATGCCCCTAAAATCGATTTTAAGGTCGGAGAGGTATATTTATCTATCTGCGTATTAAATAATGCTTAAAACGCATTACAACGCTTTGCAAACAAATAGACCGCCCTTTATGGACGGTCTTCTTTTATTTGCAACCACATATCTCTCCGGGCCTCGATGGTTTCGGTCATGTCGATAACGCCCTTTTCACCGCAAGCGACCATTGCGACATCTATCACACTCTCGACCATTTTCTGCATGCCTACCGGAGATACAATAGCATTCTCCAGGACGGATATCACCATATCTGATAAAGCTTTTACAATATCGTCCTGTTCTCTTCTTGTTAGTATTTTCATAAGCCGTACACCAACTGGATCAGCTTGTAAGCACCGCCTAAAGCACTGATGGATAATTCTATTGCGGTGACGCATCCGACCAAGATAAGAAATGTGACAACGATCTGAAGCACCTTTTTCATTCTTCTTCCACCTCTAATTCTGCCCCGCAATGGGTGCAGTAGTATCTGTCTCCCATTCTGCCGTTCTCCAGGTCCCGGTCAGTCATTAACGCATGACATATACTGCACTCATACAGGATGATATTTAGTATTATGCTTGTTCTGCCTATCAGATATCCTTTTTCCATCGCTCTTTATAATCCTTTAGGTATTTTCTTTCCCTCTCCCTGCACGATGGGCAAAGCCGTTCTGTACTGGGTGCCTTGCACCATACACACAGACCTTTTTTTCTGCGCTCTTCTCCCCTTTCGTATCTCTTTATTGCAGCTATCTTTTGGCATTTTAAGCAACGTGACATCCCGGCAAGAGTGCGCTCTGTCTGCGCTCCGCAGCTTATGCACCGCTTTTCTGCTTTTCTTCTTTGATAGGTGCTATTCATTCTTCTGCCCTCTTTCCTTCTGCGCAAAAAAAGTACTCACCGACAAAGGCCCCTATCGTATCACACCATATTGAGTCCGGGTCTGCCGTTTGCTCATGATACTTACAGTCTTTACATCTTACGATGTCTTCTGTCGGCATTGTGTTTATCGTGTTCTGCAACATCTCTATTTGGTATTGGTTGAAATATCCGTCTTCGATGAGCCTGTTTATAAGGTCATCTTTATCGATTAGCTTCATTCTTCTTTCCCTTCTTCCGAACAAGTTATCTCTGTCGTGGTTGCCAATGGTGTCGTCCATGAAGGAGTTATCGTAATTGGATTATCTGCGGTGCATATCTCCTTTTTCAACTCGCAATATCCACAAGGAAGACGATACTTACACGTAGCCATGATGCCATATGTTCCTGTGCCTGTTATTGTTCCTGTTATCATTATTCTTTCCTTTCTGCATCGGAGCAATATTTCATGAACGACTGATGGAGTGCACACCAGTACTTATCATCCTCGTTTGGCCCGTCTCCGTCATTAAACAGGCAATCCTTGCACTGTACTACTTGTACTGCATCTATGGATGGCAAGCCTTCAATAATACTCTCCGCACTCGCCATGCCCGCAAACCATGCTCTTGGGGGATATGTTGCACCTTTTTCTATATTCTTGAAAATCGTATCCGATAACGCCCCGATTGCTTCAATCGCCTCTTGCTTACTTATTAAGTCACTCATTCTTTCACAATACCTTTTCGCCTCTTCCGCTGCTTTTTCACCTAAGGTGTTCTTTATATCCTCGTATGCCCGTTCCATCCATTGCATTGACTTCCCGTCTCCCCTGTCAGCATGGAAATACTGCTCTTTACATACTGGGATATCCTTCACTGCCCGGTACGACCAATATATATCTGGGTTGTATGGGAATCCTCCCAGGTCTTTGATGGCCTGGAGGGCTTCCTGTTTGAACTCCT